GTCCGCGAACCACGTCTCCAGGTTCTTCACTTCCGTCTCGTGACGACGGACGTAAATGAACTTCTCGTGCTTATTCAGCCACCGCTTGATGACATACTTCTTCGCGCCGTACGTCTTACCGAGACCGCGACCACCGATGACGAAGTTGTACGTCGCGTTGTATGAGCACACCGGACCGAAGTCGTAGTAGCTCATTTGCTTCTTCTTCGGCGCAAAGGCCAAAGGTGCCGCGTCCGGCTTCCGCTTCTTCGGGGTTGGCGGAATGTACGTCTCGAAGTCGATCTCAGGTGCGAGAGTCATTGTCTACCTCTTCGGGGGCATGTCGAGAAACGCGTCCGGATAGTACGCCGAACCCGGAGCCGCCGTACGCAAGCTCGTGTTATACGCCTGGTGATATGGTGCCCAGTTGTATTCCTCAATGGTAACCGTTCCGTCCGCCGCGACATGCTGGATGTAGCAGACGTGTCCGTACGCTTGCGCCCAAGCTGCGAGCCCGTACCACCCGATAGTTCCCGCCTTTGGGCTCGTGGAGACGCCCCAACCGTGGGTCTGCCAGTCAGCACGCCATCCGACCGCGTTCCCATTCGTGAGTCGAAGCTGACCCCAGGTGTACATCCACGGTGCGCTCGTGGCTCCCAGATCACGGTTGATCCGCCATGCCGCGAAGTCTGTGCAATCCCGGTACGAATACCGGAGCGGAGACATCGAATCCTGCGGGGCGTTCGGCCACGGGTAGTCATTGACGGGAGCCGCTACCGATCCCGGTGTGCCGGTCGATGGCGGGGGAGCCTGGTCTTCCCCTCCACCGGCACCGGTTGCACCGGCTGAACCGCCTTCCCGAGAAGTCGGGATGAAGAATCCCGTGGTGGTCGGCCGGAACCATCGCACCGAACCGTCAGAGAACGTCTCCAGGAGATTGTTCCCGACTGTGCGAATACCGACCACCGCGACCATGAGCTAGAAGTTGTTCCCTACTGATGCGATGTCAGCCGGAAGACCCTGTGCAGGGGCAGTCACAGCGGAGATCCGGTTCAGGCTCAGAGAGCAGCCCGCCGCACCGTACAGGTCGAAGCCCAGGTTTGCCGTGAAGATCTGATTGTTGTTGTACGTGGACATGCCGTTTCGGCCGTACGAGTGAATAGCCGTGTTCGTGAAGTGAATCGAGTTCCCGTCGATCCGCGCGGAAGTGTTGTCGTTCTCCAATTGGATACCGAGAGCCGTCTTCGTGTTGTAGACGCCTTCCAGGTGATTGTCCGTGATCTCCACGTCGGCAACCGACCACCCGTAGATACAGGCGTTCGTGGAACCGATGACCTTGTTCCCCTTGATCTTCGCCTTCCGGATCGTGGCCCCCGCACCGTTCAGGAGAATCCCCTGGTAATGCGGCTGTGCGAGAATCTGATTGCCGTCGATCAGGAGGTTGTCCTGGAATGCGTTGGCAGTGTCCGTCTGTACCGCGATACCGGCCGTGAGCGCCGATCCCGATTCCACGCCGATGACGTTCCCGCGAACGATGTTGTTGTTGCCCGTGCCATAGACCATGACACCGCAGCGGACCGGGCTCCACGCCTGCCCCTGCTGATCCGCGTTCGTACGCGTCCAAGACACGACGTTGTTGGAGATCGTGCAGCCCGACACGTTGATGAGCGAGAGCCCCCACCACGTTGCGTCCGCAACGGAGTTCCCGCTGATGTTCGTGTAGTACACGGACTCGCACGCGATCCCGCGCCGGAACTTGCCGGTCACCACGTTCCCCGTGATGGTCACAAAGCCGTCCGAGTGGGCGTACGAGCCCTGCGGGTGGAGGTTGGCGAGCCCTTCAGTGTGGATGCCGATACGGGCGTCAGTCCCGGGAGCAGCGGTAACGATGTTCCCAGTGATCGTGCAAGCTGCACCCCAGTTGACAATTCCGTCGCCCCGGTCTTCACCTGCGTTGCTTGTTGCGTCAGCCGCGCCGCCACCGGAGCCCGGAACGTTGATAACAACGTTCCCAGAGATCACGTTGTCATGGAACTCACCGAACGGCATCACGGCGATTGCCTGCTGAAGACCATCCACAACACAGCCGATGACTCGCACACGGTTCGCCTGGATGGCGATGCCGTATTGCTTGTCAGCCGGGGCCGAAGCGGGACCCGTGACTCCGACTATGCGAAGCCCGTCCAGGAATGTCTCGTCCGCCGTGACCGTGATAGCGGCCGACGATGCGTTGTTGGAGAACTTCAGTTGCCCGACGCCCATGAACCGGATCGTCTTGCTGATCGTGATGCCACCGGCAATGGCGATGATCGCACCATTCGGGACCATGACGAGATCCCCGGGAGTGAGTGCGTCCAGGAACGCCTGTACTCCGGTCCGCGAGTCCGTCGCGCCGGTCGGGTCAATCCCCGGTCCCTGGAGTAGCGAGTAGGTGAGCGTTGCCACCGTGCCGACAAGCGACTTCGGCGCGAAGTTGTTGTTCAGCCACGCGAGCGTCTGTGACTGCGCATCGTTCAGGACTGCGAGAATTGCCGGGTCCGTGATGATGATGTCAGCGTTGGCGATAGCTGCGAGAGCGTCCGCGATCTTCTGTGCGTTCGCAGCGTCTTCCGCTTCGATGAAGTTGTTGACAGCGGAGATCAGGGTGGTGACCTGATCCGTCCATGCGCCGTTGATCGCATCGAAGTTCGCGTTCGATGTCGGGACGACAACGGTCAGGAGGTAATTCTTCAGAGCCTCCAGGGTGTGCATCAGCCCCATGCCCGTACGCGTCGTGAACGCGGTCACGTCGGAGAACGGGAGACCGCCGACCAGAGCACTTGGCAGGGTCAACTGCGTAGTCGTCGGCGGGGCAGAGGGGGTAATGAGCGTCATCCGTAGTATCCCATTCCTAGTCCGAGCATTCCGTTGTATCCGATTCCGTACGAGCCGGGAAGCATTTCTTCGCCGCTGTCCCAAACTCCCATGAAGCAATCATCGAGCCCCTGGATGGAACGCGTCCCCTCGATGACGAGCATATCCGTGTTCAGGAACGCGGAGCGGAGGCTCATCAGCATGTCGGCTTGCCGTCCCTGGTAGCCGGATGTAGTGGAGTTCCCCTTTGCCGCTGCCTTAGAACTGGTGACGTTCTTCCCGCCAGTCGTTGTGTCTGTGCTCGCGGTTCCGTTGTTGTCTGCCCCGGTCGATGCGTAGTCAGCATTGCCGGAGAGAAGCGACTGCGGGAAGTCGGAATTGATCGCGCGCCCACCGGTCTTGGACGTGATGTTGTTCGTCCCGTCGCTCGTCGTGGTGCCATCTTCGGAAGTTTCATCGTCCCGAAGGGTCTTCAGGTTCACGGTGCTAAACGGGTCGATCTCTAGCAGCGTGGACTTGTAGATCTGATTCCAGTACGGCATCACTTCGTTCATCCGCCGACTGAGCGCGTGAACGAACTGCGGAATGGACTCCATGCCGATCTCACGGTTGAAGTAGTGGTCGATGATCTTCCGGTTCAGCGGGTCCCGGTAGTCCTTATCGAAGATCGGGTACTGGTCAAGACCGATCCGGTAACCATTGCCGGTATCTCCAGTCAGCTCCATGACTTCCCAGAGATACATCGTGAACTTGCCACCCGTGCCGTAGTTCATCGTCCGATAGCCTTTCGTGCGGGGGTTGCCTGAAGCGTGCCGCCATCGACGGCTTGCGGGGTTGTCGTGTCTTTCAGCGTCGCGGTGAGTCCCTGTGCGCGATAGTCCACGGTGATCGTCTGACCGAACATATCGGAGATCTGCTCGCAAGCCATCTGACGTGCAACTAGGTTCTCTTCCCGAACCGCGTCAATGTAATCGTCATTGCCGGAGACTTCGGCCGCGACAAGGCGTTCCTTCTTGTCCTGGTTCGCGGAGTTGATCCCGAGCATGGAGATTGCTTCGTTGTGGAGTCGCGCCCGGAGCATAGAAAGTGTGTTGATGGCATCCGGGTTGACTCCGAGATCGAGAACCTGAATCTGGCCCATGTCGAAGCTGTCCGTGATCTGAAGCACATTCACGCCGTCTTCAAGCTGCTGCATGATGTTCGCAGCGGTGAGACGCGAGTTCTCCGGCACGGCCGCGAACTTGGAGATCCGCGCGTTCTTCGCGTTGATCTCGATGGTTCGGTCGATCTCAGTCAGCCGCGTGGAGTACATGCGGATCAGGTCGATGTCAGGCGTGCGAACAAGGTTCGCCCAGATCGGCACACAGTGTTCGATGTCAAGCTGGATTGCCTGCTGGATGCCGTTTCCCCAGACCGTGAACTCGGTCGGGTCTCCGAGCAGGTTGATGTTGCCGGACGGGGACCCGAGCGCAGCCATCCACTTCCCGAAGGGATGCTTGAAGTACACGGCCAAAGCGGTGTCCATCAGACACTTCTCCAACCACCGCTGATTGACCTCTTCAGGGAATCCCTCCCACTTGAACCGGGAAAGGGCCAGAGAATACAGCTTCCGTTCGTTCACCCGCTGGATCAGCGCCGTCCGCGAAGCGCCCTTCTGACGGGTGTTGTTCATGGGGCTCAGAACCGGCCACCCCATTTCCCGGGCAACTTCCATGCCCGGGGTGGTCTTCATCTGATTCTTGCTCTTACCCATGTGGAGGTTCCTTAGTACGAGACGCCTGCGAGGGGCTTGTTGTCAGAGAGCTTAGTTGCTCCGATGTATTCGGGTCGCGCCCACACAGTGACGCCGTTCTCGAAGATACCCCGGATGGCGAACTTGAACGCCTCCGGGATAGGCGCATTGAGAATGTACGACTCGGTGAGCTTCCAATACGTGAAGCGATCCATGACCTGCCAAGACGGCGGCATGGTCCCGTACTGGTGGATCTGATAGCCGTACCGGAGCCAGTAGTCCCCGATCTGCCGAAGCACGTTCAGCGACGGCATCTTCCACTTCAGCGTGTAGCCGAAAAGACCGTTGATGATGTTGAACGCATCTCCACCGAACTGACCCGACATCGACGGCTGCGTAAGCCGTGCATCCTGGATCTTCGCGTTGATGCCCGCAATCGTGTTCGCTCGGTCACCCGAAGCTGCGAACTGGGCAAAGGACAAGTTCGTGTCCCGCGCGTACTGCATGTTCCCGACGTTCGCAGCGGTAGTGGAACGTGCGGCGGCGTTACCGATCTGCGTCTGCTGCATCAACTGATTGATGTTGTTCGCAGCGGAGAACGCGCCGCCCGCCGCACCGATCCCGCCGACAAGACCACCCGCAACTGCACCTTCAGGACCGAGAGCCGCGCCCTTCGCAGCGCCACCGGCAACATCAGTGAGCCCGCCGATGATCGCTGCGTTCGTCATCGTGGACGCCTGCTGTGCCGCCTGTGCCGACGCCGCCCCGGTCTGAATGTCCGTCAGAGAGTTCGAGGTCGTCATCCCCATTGACGCCTGACCGGCTGCGGTGTTCGCCGCGCTCAGAGCCCGCTGCTGCCCCCAGTCCGCCGACTGCTCCTGCCAGTTGAGACCGTGCTTGTTCGATGCCAGGAAGGACGCCGCCATGTCGTTGACCACGGGCATCTGCGGGAAGTTGTCCAACGTAACGGCCACGTTGATGAACTCCGCGAGATCGTCCCGATACAACACGCCGTCCGGGTGATCCGTCTCGCTCGTGCTCTGCGTCTCGGGGTCCGAGTTGTACCGGGACGGGAATGCCACGATCCGCTGACCGGGAGGCATGAACGCGGCAAGCTCCACAACCTTCGCGTCCGGGTCCTGCCATGCCTCCGGCTTCAACGCGAGAGCCGAACCCGTGTACGTGGTCATTTCGATGACCATGTACGGGTACGTCAGGAACTTCTTCAGGATGCTGTACTCGGTCCCGAGAATGTTTCCAATGAAGTCGTTGTTCCGCCAGTCGGGAAGCATCGTCGTGCTGTGCGGGAAGGGAATACCCTGCTGGACTGCGTAGAACTTGAAGTCGGGATCAGTAGAAAGGTTCGTCCCATAGTCATAGCCCGGGTTATAGCGGGCCATGTCAGGGATCAGCGTGATACTGACCACGCCCTGTGTGATCCACGGCTTGCTCTTGAACTTCAGGAAGAAGGTACGGAGATCGGGTCCGGCTCGGAATAGGTAGAAGGACGCACCGGTCGGGAGTCCCTGCCACTGCGAGCCCGGGGACGAATCGAGCGACGGGTCCGTGCTATCGCCCGGGTCCTGCGTGAGATCGAGAGTTGAGCAGACCAGGACATCGTAGTCCGTAACACCGATGATCTGCTCGTGTTCCGTGTGGACGATCCGGTACTCGGAACCAATGTCCATCCCTTCGGGAACGGTCAGGTAGTCGCGGCCGAAGTGGTCGAAGTTCTTCGTGTTCGCAATACCAATATGCC